TTCTGAGCGGCGGTAATATGGCGGTGATAAACTTTTAGGTGCAAGTCAGCACCGTGGCCCATTTCCGAGGCCGCGATCGTGACTGGCAGCTCAAACACCACCGCCGTCCGCACCGCCCAAGCATGGCGCAAATCATAGGGCAAAAAACCAATTTTCTTCCGCCGGAATAGCATACTAGTAGCTGTGCCTAATGCCCCTTTCTCGTATTGATTCTCCGCATCGACATTGGGCAAGCGTCGATTATTCAAATCCCACAGTTCTACCCACTCTGGGTAAAATGCCGATTCCACGCGGCGCGGCCCGGTCTTCCCCTTGGTCACGCTGCACCCACCGTCCCCCGTTGGCAGAGCGAAAAATGCTTCATGCGGACGCAGCCCCCAAGCCGCGATCGCGCCTGCTATCCATTGCCACCCCGGATGGCGCATTGCAGTGATAGCGGCGACAATTTCCGCATCACTGGGTAGAGTTCGATCTGCCACTGATGATGCCGAATACTCGCCCCGGTACCGCTTCAGGTCTACCTCAATTTTGGCGTAGTCGGCAAGGTGTTGGAGCTTCTCACAATCTCGCTTCCGAGTCCTTGTATTGGGCTTGGTACGGCGGGCCGCTGCGGTTAAGGTCTCTGCCGTGAGTTCTGCCTCTCCATTCAAATATGAAAACGTACAGGCCCATTCTTTATCCCAAGTTCGATCCTCAATTTTCCGGGTGTCGCGGTAGTAATCTTCAAACTCCTTCACCCAATCTCGCGTCAACTTTTGATCTGGTTGTTTTTTCTCTTTTCGCCACAATCCCCAAGCGAATTCATCACTGAGCAATTGATTTTCGAGAATGCGGGCTTTTGCTTGCGCGGTGGTAATAGATTGCAAGGTAGCGGGTAAACCCAACCGTAGTTCCTGTTGATAGGGTCGGAGCTTGGTAGATTTCGGTGGAGGCGGCAGGGTAGCGCGAAGCACGATCGACCCACCAACAACCTTTAATCGCACAGGAGATCGGGCCAGCCGATACCGCTCGTTTACTGCCGCTACTTTCGCCGCCACTTTGGGATCGACCATGGCACGCCACCCTAAAAAGCACCCTAAATTTTACGGGTAAATAGCGCAAATAACATAAAAATATCTATGGCTCAACCCGCTAGATCCGCAGGCGAAAACACGTGAAGACCGTATTCAAGAGGTTTCAGCGGATTAAAATTACCTGTTTTGGAGACAGGTAATAAGTTTCCTGCATTTGCTTCAGGGCTTGGCTTTTAGCCGTTGCTCTAATCTTCAAACCCTAAAAAGCACCCTAATCAAATCGCATCTGCGAGATCGATGAAATCACCGCAATTCTTGATCCTTCCAATGAATTGGTGCAAACTTTGCTCTTCGCACTGAGAAAAACTTTGCTACTCTCTTGATGCAAGCGTACTGAGATTCGCCTATGTCTTTTGTCCCGCTGTACGATCGCGATGAAGTCGATCGCATGTTTGAGTATTGGTTGAATGGGAGCCTCGACGGGATGCACTCCTTAGGGAACGCTGTGGTAGGGGTGGCGGATTGTGATTATGGAACTCAGGGGTTCCGGGCGCAATCGTTGAACCGACGATATTTGTCGGAGGATATTGCGGGGGCGATCGCGGACTTGGCGATCGAAGGTGAGCCGATGGGTGCGGCGGTGCTGGTGCTGGTGCTGGGGATGAAAACTCCAGTAGAGTATGTGGCGCGGGCATTGGGGACACCCTGCACACTGATGACGACTCAGATTACTTGCTGGGTCGATCGGTTTATGGCGCGTCTTTTGGATAGCAATAGCAGTGTGGCGGTGACTTGTGGCTGAAAAGAAAGAACCACGCATTAAGCTAACCCTACCCGTTGAGCTGGCCGAATGGATCGATCGCGAACTCACCTTCTTGGGTGTGGGCACCCGCATCGTCTTGGTTGAGGAAAATCACATCATGCGGAAGTCGGATTTCCTACGCATCATCATCAATAATTGGATTCTCCGCACACTCGAAGTTGGCATACCCGATGAGCCATTGGAAACGGAGGAAACCGATCGGGGTAATGCCTATGTTCCGTTTTATCTGGACGATCGGGTGAGTCGTGGTCTCTGGGAGTCTGCCATCCGCAACGGCTTGGGTAGTAGCTACAACCAGCTTGCCAACCGTGCTTTCACCAGCTACTGGGATCGGCAAGTGTCGTTGGCGCAGGGGGTGCAGCAGCAGCTTGTTCTGCTCCAAACTGCGATCGTGCAGCATCCCCGCAAATCCTTATCCCAAGTTATCCGAGAGGTGTTAAATGTCGCGTGACCAGGTAGTCCCCGAAACGCTGTTCACGTTTTATTGGACTGCGAAACACGTCTCCGAAGTCTTAGCCCAAGATTCCCCCTTGCTGCTGCCCCACGACGTAGCTTTGCAAGCGGAGGAGCATTTTGTTCACTTTTCCGAAATGACCAAGACAGGCGATCGCGTTGGCTGGATTTGGCTATTCCGCGATCGTGTAGAAGCGAGTCGGCTCCGAAAAATGGGCCTAGATCCGGATTTCGCCCGATTTGCCCCAGCCGATGCGCGGGAGCTGATCGGCGCAACAATCCCCAAGGGGACTGCTGGACTTATGGAGTTCGCCCCCAGCCTACTGGCCGATATTCCGACCCTATCTGAGACAGTGCAGGAAATTTGGCTTGGCTTTGACTCAATGCGACTAGCTAAAGACCGCTGCCTTCGATCGTCGGCCCACGACATATTCTCAGTTGAGGAATTCTTAGACCGGATCGATCGAAGGGTTGTCTAGCAAGCTCGGTTCGTGTGCAAAATTCTTGTAATGGAGGCTGAATATGCTTTTTGAGTATTTCAATTTGGACGACCCAAGCGAGAAAGGGGCAACCCAACTTCTCGTTGATCCTGTGCAAGGGATGCCGATCGAATTCGCTGATGGCCGCGAATGGATAGTAGAACGGCTGAAGGCTAAAGCAACACCTTGGCATTCAGCCCAACTGGAGGGGAGCAAAGCCCCGATCGCGAAAACTCCTGCCGATTTTGGCTTGCCCGTTGGAAGCGAACTCTATTGCAACTTGTTGGAAACGCTGGAGGGGAGCAAAGCCCCGATCGCGGGTACTCTCTATTTGCGCCCAGTTTCCAATATTTTGGAAACTACGAAAACTCCTGCCGATTTTGGCTTGCCCGTTGGAAGCAAACTCTATTGCAACTTGTTGGAAACGCTCGTCTACGTTGCTGGGGTGAAGCAAAAGAGTAGCCATGATCGGTCTGGCGACTGCTTCTTCCGATTCTCCTACGAAATTGATTCTGCGTTATACGCCACGCTGTTCTGGCCCACCCAAGTAGATATAGGCCACATCAACTCTAGGGGGTTGCCTAGTTTTGTCGTCATCCCCGATCGATTCACTGATCAGAGGATAGAGGAGCAATGGGTGGAAGGTTATCAAGCGGGCCTGCGATTTCCGGAGGTCGAACCGGATGCGATTTCGACGATCTTCTACAAGCTCAATGCGCCGCAATATGTTGGTTTTCAGCATGGCTATAGCGTCGGGAAGCAGCATTTGGCCGCGACCCTCTAGTTCTTGGTTCGTGTGCAAATTGGCTACATTCCCTTTTGGGCAAGATTTAGAATCAATTTGCACACGAACTGCTTAGCGTGCGATTTCCCAGAGGCTGCGCCGGAGTTCGACTGGGGCTGGCCAGAGATCGAGCGCTTTCCCGTAGGTCGATCGATTCTCTGGGCACAGGTTCTCGATCGCCAGTGCGCCACCAATCATTGAAATGGTGCGATCGCGTTCTGAAATGGTGCTAGTTCTGGGGTCGCTGATGATGATGAGTTGCACCAAAGTTTGGTCGGTGTCGAATCTGCACCACTTCCAGCCCATGTCTATCGCCGCTTGCTTCGGCGTGCCCTCTGCGATAATTGCCCGATACTCTGGCAGGCGGGTGAACCGTGTCAGATATGCCGTCTCGGATCGGGTCATCGGACGCGCGATCGTAGGTTGAACGGTGGTGAACGCGGTCGCAATGCCTACGAGCAGGGCGATAGACTTTCTGAGCATGATTATTTTCCGGGTATAGTGTTCATATAGTGAACGGATACGTTGATTCTGGTAACAATTCCGGACGATCGCGTTCACTGATTGAGCGAAATTGAACGAAAATCGATCAAAACGGCACATGAATTTTTGGGATAGTTGGTCGAAACCGTGGAATAAAGAGCAGTGTAGGGAATATTTTGTCCGTTCACCTGCGTTCACGACATTGCAAGCGCTCGCCGACTTGAGTGGGGTTGCTCGCCCAAATCTCTCGCGATGGCGCAAAAACGACACTGGCACTGCCAACGATTGGGATGCTGCCCAGTCTGAGTTTCGCGCAGAGCTCAGGGACGCAACTCACGATAAGACGATCGAATCCCTTAGTACGTCACTCGCCGTATTGGAGGTTACTCACGCCGAATCCTATGCCACCCTACGCGAATGCGCCATGGCCAAAGTTAACGCCCTCAAGGTTCGAATCGAAGCGGTGGCCGAACAAGCCAAGATTCTGCCAGGCATCGCGATCGAATCGTTGGGCCCTGAAGCGATTAAGGCCGATCGGCAAGCCCAAGCCACGGCCCAAGGTGATGCAATCCGGGATGGCGATGTGCTGGATTTGCAGGCGCTGACTAATGTGGTGGACAAGTGCGTCCGGGGTGAGCGGATGGTGTTGGGTGCAGAGTACGAGGATTTGAATAAAGCAATTGCCGCGATCGTGCGGGCGGGATTGGAGGTAAAGGTTCCCAATGACAAGGTTGTTGGACAGAGATAAGTATCTTGCGAAGCAGAAGTGGATCAAGTCGGACGACGCGATCGATACCACCGCAGGCTTCCCCTACAAGCATGGTGATTACCCATGGCTGGATGAGATTGACCCACTGTTCACGCCGCTGCCGTTGTCCCAATTCTTGCGTGATCACCTTGGGGTGACACTATACCCAAAGCAAGAGGAAGACCTTGTGGCGATTTTTGGGGATGACCCCAAGCGAGTCTTTGACGTCGATCGACCAGAAGGCTCAAAAGCCCAAGGGGTACTGCTTTGGGGGAAAGGTGGGGGTAAGGATTTTAGTGTAAGTTGTTCAGTGTTGTATGCGGTGCATATTCTGCTGTGCCTGAAGAACCCGGCAATGTACTTGGGGCAGGCATTTGGGGAAAACATCGATATTGTGACAGTGGCCTACAGTCGAGAACAGGCGCAGTCGGTGTTGTTCTACAAGATTAAAGCCCGATTGCGATCGTGCCCTTGGATGGTGCGGGCGTTGTCGGTGTGGCTGAAGCAGATTGGATCGAACATGACACCCGATCGTTACCTGAAGGAGGGTGGTGGCTACGTCGGGAGTGATTCGATTATCTTCCCCAGTAACGTCCGGCTGTGGGCGTTGCCTGCGACTGATGCGGCGGAAGGCAAGAATCCGATATTTTGGGTGGCAGATGAGCTTTCGGCATTCGCCTCACCCGTGCGCCAGAATCAGGCGAAACATATTCACGGCATCCTCACCACTTCGGCTCGTACTCGATTCCAGTCCCGATTCCGTGGGTTTGTAATTACCTACCCGCGCCACAAGTCTGACTATGCGATGCAGCTTTACGATCAAGCGATCGGAAACCCGAATAGCGACATCTATGCGGTGAAGCGGCCCACCTGGGAGGTCAACGAATCGTCAACCCGTGAATCGCTCCAGCCGGATTACGATCGTGACCCTGAAGGAAGCCGCTGCAAATACGAATGCGACCCGCCTGCCGCGATCGACTCCTATTTCCGCGACCCTGAGAAACTGATACTCCATGCCAGTGGTGGTGACTTTGATTTCCTTCGCAAACAGCTCCCCAAGGCATCCGAGGATTTGCTACGGGCGATCGCCGATCGTGGGGTGAACCCGATCGCTGAGACTGACCAATGGGGCGACCCGGTGTTGGATATTCGGGGTTTCCCAAAGCTGCATCGCTGGTTCAAGGGGCGCAAAAACCGGGCGGGGGAGGATTACGAATACTATCTACACCTTGACCCAGGCGCGACCGGAGATAGTTTTGGGGTTGTCTTAGGGCACCTTGAGGATTCGCCGTTGGGTGAATATCCCATGATTGATTTGGCCTTCCGCTACCATGGCCGGATGTTCGAGAATTTCGGCACGATCGAACGATGGGCCTGGTTCGACGACGACACCAAAACTACTGAACAAGTCACCGCCTGCGAGGTTGATTTCCGCACGGTGCGCGAGTTTATCTACTATCTCCAGTTTCGCGGGTTCACGATCGCTAACATTAGCCAGGATGCTTGGAACTCAGTGGACAATAAGCAGGCGTTGGCGAAGCGGGGATTTGCGGTATCGACTCGCATCGTGTCAAAGGAAGATTATGATGCCTTCAAGCAACTCGTCTACAACCGCCAGCTTGCCTATTACGCATGGCCTGCAATGATTCTGGAAGCGATGAAATTGCAACTCCACAACGGCACCAAAGTCGATGCCCCTCGCACCGCGATCGGGGATGACAAAATCGACTCCCACAAAGACGTAACCGATGGCATTGCTGCCGTTTGTCGTAAGCTCCTCCTCCTGCGGGATGATGCCACCACGTTCTACCAATTCCCCCCGATCGAATCCCTGATTGATAAAATTGGGCGTGATGATCTCTCGATCGTCATGTCGCCGGATCAGATTAGCGAGGCACAGCAGAAGATTATGGCGGCATTCCTGGATGATTGATTCGCCGCCACTATTTCTCACTGGTGCTAAAGTGTAGAGATAATGGCCCTCAAATTATCTGCGACAGCGCAGTACCAAGCGGCCTTCCAATCGCTCGAACAACTTAAGAACTCTGGCATAGAGCGCGATCGACTAAAACCGATCGCGCTCTATTTGTTGTATTCAGCGGAATCGGAAGTCCCCGCCAAAATGTTCCCTTACGTTGGTGAGGGAGACGTGCGCGATCGTGCGATTACGCGGGCATTTGAGCAGGCTTGGCAGGAATTTCAAACGGAAGGCGATGACGAATTACTTTATTGACGATTTGCCCGATCGGGTTCGATGGGCACTCCGTAAAGCCGCCGATCGCGCATCTGCCACCCGGAAGCGTAGCGTCAGCAATCAGTACATGAACCTGCGCGGGGGTAGGCAATCCCGGCAGTCTATCCTAAGTCTGGAAACCCTGCGGCGATGCGCTGAACGATCGGATGTCATCTTCACTTGCCAGAAGACCTTGATTGAGTTTTGCCTGTCGGCAGAATGGGTGATTCGGCCCAATGACGAGGATCGATCGAAGTGGATGGAACAGCGCGACCCGGATGGATATTTGAGCCAAAAGCGGCGCATCCATTGGGCCAAGGCGTTCTTCCAGAAGCCCAACCAGTGGGAAAACTACAACACGTTCCACCGGAAATTAATCAAAGATATTCTGACCTACGACCAAGGCACCTATGAATTGGTGTGGGCTGATTTTGACAATGGTCGGATGCCCGTGGAGTTGGGGATTATCCCTGGCGACACAGTAGAAATCGAAACCGATGAATGCGGCATCCCGATTAAATACTGGCAATCCTACAACGTTCTGCGCCCCACAGCCTTTGAACTAAATGAGATGGCGCGCATCTGCCTGAATCCCTCGTCGTGGAGCGTCTACGGACTCAGCCCGATCGAGGTGGCCTACGTCCAGATCACCAGTGATTTGGCCGCCAATCAATACAATGCCGATGTATTTTCCAAGAACAACATCCCGCCGGGCATCTTGGCGGTGATGGGAGTAAGTGAGACGGAGTTTCGGCGATTGATGGCGCAGTTGCGCGGCGTGTCGGCGGATAATCCCCACAATATTCATGCCATGCGGGCACAGCGATCGGAGGATGGGGCGAAGAAACTGTTTGAATACGTCCCCTTGCAGAACACCACTAACCGGGAAATGCAGTATAAGGAACTGCTGGAACAGACCGTCACCCGCATGTGCATGGTGCATGGGGTGACAATTTCCCAGATTGGTTTTACTGAGGGTGTGACGGGCGGGATTGGCTCTGGGGTCGCTGAAACCCAAGTAGACCTGACCCAGAATAAAGGCGTTGCCCCATTGCTTAAGGCGATCGCGGATTGCCATAACGATCGAGTATTGGAGGCGATGGGATGGGGCGATTTAGAGTTTGCCTATACCCAGACCGGGACACCGCAGCAACAGAAAGAACGGGAAGACGATCGGGCGGATGTTCAGAATGGGACAATGACCCAGAATGAGTATCGGGCTAAGTATGGGCGTGATTCAGTGGATTGGGGAGATCTGCCTGTGCTGGCTCCGCAGGGATGGCAACCGCCAATGTCACCGGAACAAATGCAGCAGCAGATGATGGCCCAAGGAATGGGACAAGATCCGTCGGCGCAAATGCCCGAAGAAATGGCAAAATCAGTACGCCGGATTACTGTCAAATTATGATGGATTGGTGGCAATGGTCTGGATTATTCAACCGATGGAACGCAAAGACCCATTAAGTGGGCAAGGCAACGGGAAATGGGATCTAGTTGCCCGATCGGATGAAGGCGGCGGCTTTCACCCTTGTTTGCCGACTTCGGATCACCCTGGATTTGACACGGCAGAACTAGCGGCGGCTGATCCAGTCGCACGAGCGATCGCGGGAAGAATCACCGGAATTGCCCGTGAGCTAGAACCCTATCAGCAACGGGTAGTTGATGAAAAATGGGAGCTTGACAGCAAGATCGAAAAGCTAATGGCCTTTCTCGCCGCCCCCTCACCAGCAGCGACGGGGCTGGAATTGCTAGAGGCGCAACTGTTGGCAATGCGATCGTACTCAGAAATTTTAGGGAAGCGAATTGGGGAGTTTACTGGTGGGTAGAAAGGCCAAACTCCGCAAACACCGGTCGCGGGCCGTGGTCACTCATGATGCCAGTTGGTTGCACCATACGGCTGAAAGTTTCGCGGCCTACATCAAGGACTGCGCCGATCGCGGGGCTTCGGAGGTGCGACTGATGTTGCACGATCGGCGCAATGTTGAGCATATTCGGGTCATCACTCATGGGCAACGGTATCCCGTCCCGGTGCATGTGATGGCGGTTACGGATAAATTGCTGGTGCGAAACCATGCCTGAAATCACATTTGAAGGTGACTTCACCGACGAGCAGATCGCCGTCATGTCGGAAGCCCTCCGCAATTCCTTGTCCATGGAACCTGTCGGCGGTGCGAAAGTAACAGCTCAAACCACGATCGCGACCCCCAAGCTCACCGCCAAGCAACGCAAGCTGCTGGAGCGATTGCAAACAGCGAACGACTGTGACAACCCTCCGGACTGGTCAGAGTACCTTGCCAAAGCGGGGGAAATCAAAACCACGCCCAAGGGTACCTATCGCAAGAACGACAATAATCGCTGGGAGCGGATGAACGCCACCGCCAGTCTTGCCCAAATTGGGGATTTCCAATTCCCCGATCGGATGGGTCAGTATGGCCGTGGGGTCTATATGCCGATCTCCGAATTCCCTGGGGATGGCATCAAAATGCGGGCCCTACTCAATGTGTCCGCTGGTTCATGGATTACCGAGGACGAGTTCCAGACGATCGCGGCTGACCACGCCACCGATACCGATTTCCTCCTTGATGCCCGATCGGTGGGCGCGATCGCGGTAGAGGAAGATGGGCGCATTACTCAACTGGTGATTCGCCATCGAGGGGACATTGAAATCCTGGGAATAATCCCCAACTCCGGGAAACCTCCCGCAGGCCAAATTCAGTACCGTATCGTTGCGGTCGATCGTCAACCCGATCGGGTGGAAGTAGACATCGAACTCGCTGACGATTCCAAAATTTTGGAAAAATCAGCCCAATCAAAACCCCATGTGACGCTGCATAGTAATTCATACCTGCATGGTACGAAACTGGTACGGACATCGGCACCGAAGCTCGACCGAGGGTTGGTCAAGGCCGCGATCGAACGGTGTAAGCTCGATGGGGTAGATTTCACGGATATTCAGGTGCATTGCCTATCGGGTGTGCCGGATTTCCTGGGCCGGATGACTGGGGGCTTCTGCTTGCCCTCCGATGGGGTAGTGAATTTGTGCCCCCATGACCCCCAAGCTGCGATCGCCTATCTCAGTAGCCAACTATGCGATCGGTTGCGGGTGGCAGTAAGTCACGGCATTGTCAGTGGTGTGGATGCGATCGGCGTTCTGGAGAAAGCGCTCAAGCTCAATCCGGAATGGTGGCTGGAGATGTTGATCAAACGGTTGGTGGGGGCAATTATCTTAGAGCGGCGGTACGGCATCATTGCCAATGGCACTTTGCCGATCGAAGTGCGGGATAATCTGATGATGCGCGGGTTGCAGCATTGGGGTGTCGATCGGCGGCGGGTGCTTGAAGCGATCGCGGAGGATTATCGGGTGTTGC